CAATACCGTCTGTTAATGACTTAATAGGTGTACCAAGTGGAGCTGCTAAGTCAAGACCTTGGTGAACACCGCCTTTGTGGACTCTATCTTTCTTATTTCCATTTGGCGTAAAGTTTGTTGTAACACGAAAAGGTTTGTTAAGGTAATAGCCCCCTATTCCCGTATAAGAGCCTTCACCACCAAAATCAGGCATCCAATCATCAATTAACCCTTGGATTTTACTTATAGCAGCTTCTTTAATTCTATTCGTAATGCTTCCTGTTGCATTTGTAAACCATTTAGGTAAAACACTATCACTAACACCCATTTTAGATGAAACCTTATTCCATAAAGCTTCTGGACCTGCCATGATATCATCAAAGTTTCCTATCCCCACACCATTTTTATAAGCTGGCATTTCCCCATTAGAAAACCCATATTTTTTAAGTGCATTTCTAGTGTGGTGAGCAGGGAGTACAGATGAACCTTTTGATAGGAAAGCATATTCAGGACCTCTCGCACCAAGAATTCCAATTTGTCCTGTTTTGCCATCCAAATGTAACTCTGGTCCTTCTTCACCTGTTAAAGCCACCTGATCATAAGGAATACCGCCATTTGGTGTACCTGTTGCTCTTCCACCAGAATTAACTTCATAACCACCTGTATTGTCACCTTTTTTGTGAACATTCTTAGAATTGGATTCAACGCCAAAAATGCCTAAAATCTTGTCCCAAGTACTAGAGACTTTAGACCACATTTCATCCCAGCCAGTAACAACTTTACCTGTTTCATCATCAATCCATTTGCCATGACCTTTAGCCTGAGACTTAGCTTCTTCCACAACTCTTTGATGCATCGTTTCAGCATGGGCAACAGATTTGTCTTTCGTTTTCTTGGCTTCTGCAATTAATTTTTTCGCTTGTTCTGCTGAGATAGAGCCAGTAACATCACGCATATATTCAATGTTGTGGACGGTTTCTTTATATTGTGCATTTGCATGTTTTACTGATTCTGTTTTCTGTTTGTATGAGTTTTGAATTACTTTTGCAGCTTGCCTAGCTGTAATGTTTCCAGATTCAGTTTCTAAGCGTCCTAGAATTATTTTTTGTTCTGCTTCACTCTTGGAAAGTGTTTGTACTGCCGTTGTACGCATTTGTTCCTGAATACCTTTAATCGTTAAATATTCAGACTCAGTAATTGCCCGTTTTTCGTCTTTTGCTTTTTGGTAAATGGCTTTCATTTTATCTTCGTAAGCTTGGACTTTAGCACGTTTCTCTTCGTTTTTTATGTCCATATCTTTAAGTATCTTTGCTTCCTCTGCTGCTGTTAGAGCAGAAGAATCAGCAAATAACTTTTGAGATTTTGCTAGTTCTTGTGCATGTCGACTATCTAATTTAGTCAAAATTGTATTAGTCATGTTGTCATATTTCCCCATCATGCTAGACATATTCTGATCAGTAATAGTTTGCTGTTTAGCGTACATACTCATTAATGACATAGATGCTTGTTCATCCATTTTCATATATGCACTAACAGCTTTTTGCGTACTCTTTGAAACTGCATCAGAAAATAGGTTTGTTTTTGGTATCACTTCATCATACATACTCTGTACTTTTTTGATACCTCCAACTAGGTTCAACATGGAGCTTGTAACAGGGTTCATATATGCTAATGCTTTTAAAAAAGGATTTTGTGAAAGTTTTTCATTAACCAAGTCCCAATTTTTATATAATGCAATTGTTCCTGCTGTATATGCAGCTAAACCTGCGATACCTAAACCAATAGGACCAGTTAATGCTGCAAGTGCTCCACTTAATAAACCAGCACCACCTGCTGCAGTTCCCGCTGCTGCACCTGTTCCTGCTAACATTCCTATTAATGGCCCGCCTAACCTAACTATTCCACCAAGCCCCATTAATAAAGGTCCTGCTACTGCAGAAATACCACCTAAAGTAACTACGGTGGTTTGAGCTGCAGGAGACATACTATTAAAGGCACCTGTTACAGCGTTAATACCTTTTTCTACTTTGGGTAATAAACGCTCACTAACATCTAGTAAACTATTACCTAAAGGAGCTAAATCAGACACAAAATCACGGAAAAGCGCTTTGGCTCTTCTAGCCATATTTTCATTAGATTCAGAAGCCTTATCCATTGAACCTTTAACACCTTTAATAGCTCCATCAATGTTACCAAGAGCGTACATAGAATCTGCCTGAAGATCTTCAAATTTCGTGCCATAGAGTGCTACCCCTATTTGGTTAGCCTTCACCTGGTCATCCATGTTCTTTAGATCGTTAATAACAGCATTGTGAACCTCTTTTACCGTTGCTTTACCCTCGTTAAAGTCTGACCATACTTGTTTTGTTTTACTGGATAATTGGCCAAATCCTTCAGCAACACCTTTAGAGCCATCTTTAACACGAATTTGAAACTCTTTCATCGCATCATTGATATAATCCAAATTATAAACGCCTGAGTCAGTACCTTTTTTCAATAACTGAAAATATTCTGTGGCGGAAAAGCCCATCTGTTTATATAAAGGTGCATATTCAGAGAGGTTATCAAACATTTCATTGGAGAAGTTTAAACCATTTTGTGCACCCCATGCCATTAAATCAAACGCTTCTTTAGAGCTTGTACCGAAACCCTTCATAACGTTTGATCCAGCTCTCGTTACCTCATTTACATCAGCGTCAAAAACTTCAGCGAGAGTCAAAGAATCTTTAGTGACTTGCTTCAAATCGCCACTATTTAACCCTTTAATATTTTGGCGGACCTGAATAAGACCTTGGCGGACCTCTCCCATATTTTCACCAAAGCCCTCTTTCCACAGGCTCTGTGTAATACCATTTAATTTCTTTGCTTCAGCACCTGTGACACCTAATTGCCCTTGAATGCGTTTCTGGGAACTGTCCACATCACTGGCAAGCTTTAGCATTCCATATCCACCTGCTGCAGCTCCTGCAACAAGTCCGGCTTTGATAGCTCCTCTCATACCTTCCATTCGTTCACGAGCAGCATCTAACTTTTCGCTTGAGACTTGAACAGTACGACCAAATACAGTCCATGTTTTCTTGGAGTCATCAATTTTGTGGTTAAGATCATTTAAAGCATTTCCTGTTTTGTTCATACGAGAAATAGCCTGATTTAATTCAACCAGACTGTCTTTTGTAGCTTTGGAATCTTCGCCTTTTTCTCGTTTAGCTGCTTCATACCTCTTGCGGAGTTCTTCCACAGCTCTTTTTTCAAGACCTAAGACTTTTTCTAAGTGCTGTGACTGCTGATACAAATGCTCTGATTCTGAGCCCATTTTAACCATACTCGCAGCCGTTTTACCATATTCGCTGTTCAACACCTTTAAATCATCTTGAATGCTTGAGAGAACTTTGTCAGCGTCCTTAGACACTTGTCTGAATTCGCTACCTTGCTCTTTAATTTTAGAATTAAGTGCGCCTAGTGCCATTTCTGTACGTTTTACTTGAGCAACAGACTTGTTATAACGGATTAATAAGTTCTCTGTTTCTTTTGCTAGCTTAGTAGTCTCTTTTGCATCTTTTCCTTTTTGCTGTGAAAGCTGATCATATTGTTTCTTTAATTCTTCAGCTTTCACCTTTTGAGCTTGGAGCTTCTTTTCAGTTAAAACAGAGACTTTGTTCATATCCTCTAGGCTTTGTTCAAAGTCTTTTGTTCCTGCTGTTATGGCTTGGATAGAGCTATCATAGAGCCTGTTAGCTCGATTGATTTTTCCAATGTTCTGTGCAAAAGTACCGGTACCTCGTAGGTCAATGTCTACAAACATTGAGGCAAGTTCTTGATCATTCATGTATTCCCACCTCCTTTACCAACCTGGCACTTGATCAATGTAGTATAGCTCTTGTTTAGGTTCCTCTTCTTGCTTACTTTCTTTAATTTCTTGGCGAATCAAACGGAATAAATGATGAATATCGGATTGATCTATCTCATGTTGCTTATAACCTTTGATGTTCATAAGATGTTTATAGAAGTTATCCAGCTGCTGAGTCGGTGTCAGAGGGTGTGGCATCAGCTTCACTTTCTTCTGCTTCTTCGATTTCTTCAGGATTAAACGAACCATCCAAAGGAATACCTTCAGCAATCAAACAAAATTCAGCTAGTTTTTCTTCAAACAAGTAACGATTAAGCCCTGCATAAAACTCATCCACAGTGAATTGCTTATCAAAAGACTCCACAATTAATTGAATTAATGCATCTAATTGTTTAATTGTTGGTCTTTGCTTCAAATAATCAACCTTTTCTTTCAAAGCAAGATATTTTTTATATGTCATACCTGAAATAAATGGGCTGTTCATTGTCTTTTCTTCACCATTTATTCTTAATACTAAATCCATCATATTGAGTAACCTCCTACATTTTAGTTAAACAAAAAAGGATGAACCGAAGTTCACCCTCTTAAAATTATGCTGCTGGAATGTCTTGATCTGGCTCATATACTTTTGTAAACCATTCAACAAGAACTGTTGGTTCAACATCTGAATCATTGCTGTGGACACTAACTTTCTTTTCACCATCAGAAGTACGCTTGATAAAGCTTGCATTTAGTGAACCAGACTTAATTTCCACAGATTCACCTTTTGTTTGGTACTCTTCACTTGGTGGCTGGATTTTCCCTTTATATAACCAAACATATTTATAACCACCATCTGACGTTTCAGAACGCCATCCTAGTGCAATATATGGCTGATTTGCTGAATCACCTTCAATAAGAACACCGTTAGCGTCAATTCTCCACCCGAAAATTTCAGCTGCTACTTCTTTTTCTAAAGCATCAATACCTAGTTCAACTTCCATTAATCCTTGTGAAGTAACGACTACGGTTGGACCGTCGTCTGAGAAGAAAGGTGTCATAGATCCATTTGGATTTATGTTGCCAGTTACGGCCCCAGCTAAAGATTTAGGTGCAGCATAAGTTGTAAGCCCACCTTTAACGTCTTCTAATAACTTTGCATAGAACAAATCTTTCATACCAATAGGCATTTTTTTAGCTTTTTCCATTTTTCATTACCTCCAATTATTGTTTTAAGACATAATAAAAACGCAAACCTTTATGATAGATTTGCGTATCTTCTTCATATAAATCAGGCGAAACGCCTCGTCTAATAAAGCCTGCCTCTATTAATGTCTGCCTTGTTCTTTCATAAAGCCCCGTAAATACAAGTGCGTCCTTTGTCCAAACATCCACTTGTACATAGTAAGCCGTTTTTTGTTCTTTATCATCTGCTATAAAGGCAGCTGTGTCATCATATAAGAAGAAGGTGATATACGTTTCATGATCGCCTCTTTTAGTAATGGGAAACGTAGGAATAGCTAAAGGTTTTAATGTAGACATCACCACACTATAAATACTCATAGCTTTGCCAATTCCTGACGATACACTTTGGCCATAGCAACAGTAACCTTGTCTTTAACAGCATTAAAAGCAGGTTCCACAAAGGTCTGAGCTGGCATGTTAGATGTTCCCCATTCTAAAAAACGAGCATAGAAAAAATCTTTATGAAAGCCTACTTTAATTTTGCCGTTCACAATTTTTGAAACAATAACGTGATCAGCTAAATGTTTCCCTTTATATGTGGAACGCGGAGCCCTACGTTCAATTTCTTCACGTAGTATTTCAGCTCCAGCTCGTAAAGCTTTTTCAGCAATAGCCTCATTTTTTTCAATATTAGAAAGCTTCTTTAACTTAGCTTGAAACTCTTCTAGTCCTGTGGATTTAACTGACATTATGAAATCAACTCACTTCCATAAGCGCGACAGATTAATTCTGTAATCTCATCTTGCTTTCTTTCATAAGCCCTGACTATTCTGTAACGTTTGGACTCATATTCAACAACGGTTTCTCCTTCATAATCAAGAGAGTGAACCTCGAACATCACTTCTAAGGTATAACCACTTTGAGAAGCTATATAAAACTCATTGCCTCGAATACTCTTTTCATTGGCAAATACGTCTCTGCTTGTCTCTTGCGCAGGTATAGGAAACCCTTCTTCACTCTGAGATTCCTCACCTTGCTTGATTAGATAGATAACTTCATCAAACATTAGGAGTACCTGCTTTCTGAATAGCTCGGTTATGAATACGTATTTGTATATTTCGAGGTAAAGGCTGATACTCTTGTCTGTTACGGTACAACCATGCTGCATAGTCCACAACTAACATTTGATCATCATCCTTATTCATATCCAGAGCAAGCCCCTTCCTAATTAGTTCTTTTTCTGCACTAGGAAGAAGTTTATTCAAATACGTATCGCGTGCTATATGCTTAAAGCCTAAATCCAGTTTCAGTAATTCAAGTAAGGTAGCTTTAGTTTGTTCATCCATTCTCCTCAGCTACTTCAATTACTTCAGTCGCTTCAATTAAAGGAACTTTGCATTTATTATCGTGACCTGATAATTCCTCAATACGTTCGCTTTTTGCACGACCTTTTCTAGGATACTTATCACCCACACGATAAATATGATTATCATCCTGTAAATCTTTAAAATCTTTGATAACTTGATATTTCATAAGTCATTCACCCTCCTTAAGGATTATGCACCTGCTACTTCTGGTGTGTATGTGATATAGTAGCCGGCTTGATCATCTACTTTTTCCACATCAAAACGAACAAACCCAGCCAGTAATTGACCGTAAATGTCATTGTCTGTCCATTTTACAGAAGCTTGTTTACGATTAAATAGGGTACAAAATTCCTTCGCATCACCTACGAATCCTACCAAATCTCCTTTTTCTTCTCCAATCATGTCATCGTCTAAAACAATAACTTCACGGCCCTTAATACGTTTACCAGATTGAACTGTAATATCATCTTGTAATAAATAGCGACCATTGCCGTCTTTCAATAGGTCTAACGCGTTGAATAGTGATGCAGACACATAGAACTTTACGTTATAAACTTGTTTGAAATCAGTATTTAATAACGTCACAATTCCATCTAAACCTTGTACAACTT